AATCGGACTGGTCAGTTCTTCGCTGCCCAGGTCGGGCCGAATTTCAAATTGAAAGTAGCCGCGGATCGCATCACCCGCGCCGGTGGTGACCACGCCGGTAATCAGCGTGCCGTCCGCGAGGTCGGTGTCGGTCAGCGTGAAGGTGGTCGTGGATGAGGCCGTCGTCGGGTCGACCGCGGCCGACAGAATTGACACGCCGTTCTTGTGCACGTCGACACGCGCTGAATCGTCCGCGTCGGTCAGAGTGTTACAGCGAAAAATCGCACTGATGATCGTGCCGGCCATCTCGGACCGAAACCCACAGACGGCCACGGCCGAGACGGACGCGCCTTCGTTGACAGTCAGGGCAATCGTCTGACGCGCAAATTGACTGTAGGTCGGATCGACGTTGTAATCGCGAATCATGGTGTCCTCGGCATTGCGGCCCCTACCGCCGCTTCGCCGTGAAGGGGAGCCGCGCCGGGACGGCGAAGAATCCCGGCGCGGCCTACCGATTGCCCCGGTGTGCGGCCAAGGGCGAACGGCACTGCTGCGGCGGCTTAGGAGCCGCCGACGATCACGAATCCGCTCGGTCGGTCGGCGGACGAGGAACCGGTTGACCCGTCAATCGCCGTGTTCGCCATGACGGCGACGCCGTTGGCCATCACCTTCCCATCAGGAAACGCGAGAAAGTGTTCGATGGTGGCCGCGACGCCGATGCCGATATCGAATGCGGTGCCTGAGGCCGTGGTTTCGTCGTCGGTGATCTTGAAGTAGGTCGTCGCGGACGAGCCCGTGGGCGATTTCACGAACACGCCATAGAGCCGGCACGCCACATCCGCCATCACGACGCCGGAACCGGTCGTCGCGCTCGAGATGGCGTCGAACGGCACCAGCTGCAACTTCGGATTGTTCTTGTGCTGGGCGATATACATAAACAGGGCTTTGATGAGGCCCTGTGTTTTGGGCTTCCGCGATTCCGCGCGGCACTTTTCTTTGACCTTGACAGCATCTTCGAGTGAGAGAGCCATTGAGCACGTCTCCTTGTGCGAGGCCCGCCGTGCAGCCGGGACAGTCGCACGCTCGGTTAGTGTGGGTTCTGCACAAACGTCATGTTTCCGCGCCTGAGGAGCAATGCGGTGTAGGCGGAACTACCCCGCATCTCTGCTTCATCCGCGATGGCGGCATCCTGCCGCGCCGCGTCGCGGGCTTCTTTCGCGTCGATGGCGTCGATGGTGCGGTCAATCGCCACGTCAATCGACGGGGCGGCGCGATTCGCGGGGTTCCAGCTATCCGCGGCCTGCAACCAGCCGAAAAAGTTCTCGCCGGCAATGTCGAACGTCGTGAGCGTTTTCACGTAGACGCACGCATGCGCAATCAAGCGTTGCTGTTCGCCGCGGTTGTCGGTGAACTTCGCGACGTTGGTCAGCCAGCGCAGCTGCTTCGCGCGGGGCGTTTTGCGTCCGACGATGTAGCAAAAATTGTTGAGCGCCGGCAGGATGCGCAGGGCCGGATCGATTTCGGCCAGCCGACGCAACCACCAGTACGGCGGCGTCGAGAGGCGAAACGGATTCTGATCTTCAATCCAGTTCACCGGCGGCGGCACTACCGTCCTCCCCGCTGAAGCAAGCTGAACACCCCGTCGCGCAAGACGCCGTATTCCTCACCAGGGCGCGGGTTGTAATCGACCGCAGTCGGTCCGATGAGTTCGCGCGTCATGCCGCCGCGGCGCACGACAAACTTCTGGCCCCGGTCTTTCATCCCAGACATCCGACTCAGGGCTTCGCTCGAGGCCATCGATTCGCCCGACGCGTTGAGTCGTGGGCCTACCGTGTCGTCGAGCAATTCCAAGGTTTTGTTGCCCCACTTGAACGGCCCGCTCGGCATCGTGGCGTAGCGCACGCCGCTATACGGCTCGCTGAATTCCCGCTTCGCCGCGTCCAGATTCACCAGCCCGGCCAAATCGGCAATGCGGGCAAGTGGCTGTTTCGACAGACTCTCCACCGCCGATTGCAAACCTCCGCCAATGCGTTCCCAGGTGGTGGGCGCGCGCATCGAGGGCGTGGTCGGCGGTGGGGGCCGCCGCTCGTCGAGCGCTCGGCGCAATTGCGCCATCGCAAAGTCCTCAGGCATCAGGCATCACCCGAAAACGTGCTCATTGAACCGGTCCGCGCGCTGTCGCTCGCGCCTGGCATGTCGTGCATGCGTTCCGGTTTCAGCCGGCCGAAATGCACGGTTTCGCGGCCCCGTTGCCGGTCGGGGTCGAGCAACGACACGTCAATGCGTTCGATTGATCTGCTTTGTTCGATAGGCGTGTCGGCCATCGGTTCGCCACCGATTTCCCACCCGCGCACGAACACCAGGGAGATGAAGTAGTTCGGATTGGTCGGATCCTCACTGCCCATCAGCGGATGTTGTTCAATGGCCTTCCTGGCGACGATCTGTGGGAGTTTGTTCACCGCCGGATAGGGCGGCAGTTCCCAGGATTTGCCGTCATAGGTGACGGTGAGCGTCTTGCTGGTGCGGTTGCCCGCTTCGACCCAATCGTAGGGATTGAGAAATCCTTCCATTCGCCTCTCCTTTTTGCGGAAACGCGCGCCGGCGCTCCCGACATCACCGGCGCGCGGCCCTTCTCGTCGCGCTTATTCAGCGCGGACGATGACCAACGACTGACCGGTAATCGCGTCGAGTCGTGCGTTGTACCCCGGATACCTGAGGTGATATTGCCTTCTGATCCGGTACCACGCCTCGAAGGCATCGCGCGCCGCGGATCCGACGCCGGCGCGGACGAGAATCTGACCGTCCTCGTCCACCCACTTGCCCTTTTCTGATTCGTAGACCACCCAGCCGGAATTCGCTTTGTCCAACAGCATCATCACGTCGAGTGGGAAATCACGAATCGCTTTGATGGGCACTTCGCCCATCGTCAGATCGCCCTGGGTAAAGGCGACCGTGCCGCCATCGGGACGCTGCACGTGATTGCCGACGAAGCGGCGGTCACCCAGCAGCATCTTGATGTAGAGGCGGCGCGTGGAGTGATGCGCGAGTAGCAGGTCGATCGTCGATCCGAGTTTCTGATCGAGGATGTCGGCCACTTGCTGCAACAGGTCGAAACTCAGCGTGCCGGTCGAGGGCTTGACGTAGCTCGAGAAGTTCCCCCAGACGGAGCGGTCGACGCCGAAGTAGTTGTTGCGATAGGTGCCGTCATCGACCAGGGCCATCAGGCCCCAGAACGCATGCTCGTAGCTCGAATCGAGCACATCGGTGACGTCGCTATTGGCACACTGGACGAGGTAGTCATTGTTTGCCCAGGTCGAGCCGCCGACGCCATCGAGGGTGACGTCGGTCCCATCGCTGTTGCAGGCCGTGATCTTCCGCACGGTGGTGCGCAATGCGCCGGTGCCAGGATTGACCGCCCCGACATACATACCCACTTGGCAAAAGCGATTGCCGAAGTTGTCGTTGGTGATGCCGCCGGGCGCGTCGAGCTCGAGGGTCGTATCGCCTGAGGGCGTGACTTCATCGATGAGCGCGAGAATGCCGCGGCCTTCGGTGGCCAGGGCGTATTCCTCTTTGCGCGCGATGTCCTTGATGAGCCCCTGATTCTCGTCGCGCCGCGCCTGCTTGAAGGCCCCGCGACTCTGCAACGAATCGTGCATCGCCTCATAGGTGAGGCGGATGCGGCCCATCAGCTTCCGTTGCCCGACACGCACCTGGACGTGACCCTGCGCGCCGGCTTCTGCGAACGCGCCATCCTCACCGCTGAAGAAGGGTGAGGTGTTGCGCGACACGTGCGCGGTGTAGACTTTTTCCCTACCCGCGAAGTCCGAGTCCTTGAACCCGAACAGGTCTTTCAGCTGGTTTTTGTTGTTGACTTGTTCAGAGACGAAATCCTCGTAGTAGTCCTTGAGAATCCCATCAATGACCTGTGTGTCGGCTCCGGTCACGGGCGTCCCTCACGTGACGCGCCGTTTGGCAAAGGTTGCGTGACTACCCTTGGCGTTCGATCAGCGCGTCAAATGCGGCGTCGTGTAGTTCCTCTTCGGTCTTCGGCAGCGTCTTCGGTTTACCCTGAGCGCCCACCGGTCCGGTGCGACCGGTGAACTTCGGCAGGTTGTTCACGCGCTCCGCGCGTGTCCGAAGCGTGGCTTGTGTCGATTCGCGAATCGGTTCTACGACGTCGCCGGTGGTGTCGTGCCAGAAATCGTCGACAAGGTTTGGATCGTTTTCGATGTACCGATTTTTCCGGTCTTCGTCGTCCTGAATCCACGACATGAAGGCCGACTGGAAATGCCGCACTGTGCTGGGTTTGACGTTTGGCCCGTAGGCATCTCTGACTTTGGCGTCGACACTGCGCAGTGCGCCGAGTGCAACGTTGCGCCAGATTTGCTGTTGCAAATCTTCGAACGATTGAATCGGCCCGTTCTGGGATACCAGCTGACTCAATCGGCCTAGGTCAATTCCCGCGTCCTCAAACGCGGCGAGTTGCGGATACATCTGGCGGAAGGCATCCCGCACTCGCTGCGTTTCTGGATCAATCGCCGCCGGGGCTTCCCGCCGTACCGGCTCGCCGGCCGGTTGGCGATACAAGTGCGCTTGCAGTTCTCGAAATCGTTGCTCGGCTCGTTCCGCCCTTGCGTTTGCTTCACGCAGACGATGACTGGGTACGAACGCCCCATCACCACGACGCTGGCCGGTGGCTCGGCTCGCAGGACCGGTACGGGTCGCCTTCTCAGCGCCCGCCGAGGCTCCGTCCTGGGCCCCGCGCGGCTGTTCGCGGGGCGCTTGGGTTTCGCCGCTGTCAGGTTGACCGGTCGGCTCGGTCAGCTGGTCTTGACCATCCGCACCGGCTGGCTCGTCGGCCATTCTTGCCTCGCCTTCTTCTCGGGCACGTCACCTAGGTGACGGATCGAGAGGCATGTCAGGCAAAACCTTACAACACAAGATGTGGTGGCTGTCAAGCCGATCCAGCGGTTACGTTTTCCTTTTGCCACCTTTCTCGCGGGCGGGTCGCCAGCCGGTCTTGCGCATGGTGCCGTAGATGTAGGCGTCTTTGTGCGCGCCTTTGAGGCCCTTCATCGCGGCTTCCTTGGTCAGCTTGCGCTCGAGTTCCTTCGGCATCAGAGACGCTCCAGGAGAAGATCCGCAATGGCCCCGTAGGGCGGCTGGGCGGTGAGCGCGATCACCAGATCCTCGCCGCTGGCGATGTTGGCGAGTTTCACGGTGTGGGTGTGCTCCGGTGCCGGTTCCTCGCCCTGCGGAATGTAGTCGAGGTTGGTCAGGTACTTTTCCATGTCGGGGTTGCGCGCCACGAGGTCATCCAGGAGTTTCTGAATCAGTTTGCCTTCCATGTGCGTGTCTCCTTAGGCTGGCCCGACCTGTTGGCCGGTCTTGCCCTGGTCGTTGTTGCCGGCCGGCATCGAATCGGTCGCGCCGGATTCCTGATTGCTACTCGCCATCGCTTGCCCGCCGCCGCCCGCCTGGGGTTGGGGGAGCAACAGGCCAAGGCGCATTTGGGCTTGGGTCTGCGCCAGCTGTTGCCGAAGGATCCGCGTCGCGTCGAGGATGTCGTGTAATTCGAGGTGACGGAGAAAGGCTTGCTCGAGCATGGGCATCTGCTGGAACAGGGTCCGGGCTGAATCGCTGTTCGCCCACTTGGTGTGCTCGGCGATGTGCACGCGCCCGTCCTGGTACTCCTTGCCTTGGAACGGGGTCATCTCGGGCATGTCCGGCGGCTGGCTCTGCACCATCTGGCCGGCGGCGGTCGCCTGCTGCGTCTGCTGCGTGTACAGCTGGAGGGATTGGCTGTAGACCATCATTTGCTGATTGAATTGCTCGAGGGCCGCGGGATCCTGCGTCCACTTTTCGAACGCGTCTTGTTCAGCCAGGGCGCTCTTGACGTGGAAGTCGAGCGACGGCATCAGGAAGGTCAGGCCCAACTTGGTGAACACGGAGTACTTCTGTTCGAAGTCCGCGGGATCCAAGTACCCCAAATTTTTCGCCTGTTCAATCGCTGCCCGAATTCCGAGGTTGGTCTTCGGAGCCTGCGCGCCGTCCTCGATGATGAAATCGACCGCACCCTGAAGGTCCGCGTTCAGGAAGTGCTCCATCGTCCAGCCCTTATTCGGCGTCATCACCGCGTAGGTGCGCCGGGTCGGGCCGTACTGCCGCTCGAGCTCCACCGCCAAGGCGAGCCATTTGCGATGCGTTTCCCCGCGCGCCTTGAACACCGGCGTAAAGCGGGCCTGTCCACGTTCGACCAGCAGTTGCAGCGCCGAAAACGCTTCGACGCCGCCGGGTTTGCTGCCCTTCAAGACGTCGAAGGTGCCGGCCAAATATTCGATGTCGTCGAGGATCTGTTTGCGCAGCTGAAACAGACTGCCCTGAATGTTGGCCCCTTCCAGGCGTTCGGGTTTCGCGCCGCCGGCGGCCAGGGCGTTGTATTTCAGCACGAGGCCCGGTTCACCGGTGAAGGATTTGATTTCGCTCCCTTTGGGTTCCAGCCACACGGGATTGGCGCTTCGGTTCACAATCAGTTCGATGAGCGCGTCGAGGCGATTCAACTGGTCGACCTTGGCGCAAATCACGTCGAGGGGACTGTTGGCGGTGGATTTGCCGCCAAATTGTTTGAAACCGGTGTGCAGGAACGGAATCAGAATCTCGCCCTGTTTGGTTTGAAACGGCACCGGCCCCGGCAAGGCCGGCTCGTCTTCGATGAGCACGACGTTTTCGCCGTCGCCCAGGACGCGCATCAGCAAGCCTTCGGGAAAGTCTTCGTTCGGCTTGGCCCACAGTTCGAATTCGGTCGTGCCATCGCTCTCGAAGTCGGTTTCCGCGCCCAGGCCATGACTGCGCGACATCGCGGAGACGTCGGTCTGCGTGGCAATGGCGCGCATCAGTTGCAGCGAGCGTTCTTGCGGCGAGCGTTGCCACGTGATTTTGTGTTTGTCGAGGAAGCTCCGGCCGTAGAAGTTCTCGAGTTGCCGTTTCGTTTT